TGACCATTATGTTGGCTGGTGACAGGAGGTTGCTCGAACGAAGCAGCAATTTCTGCCCCAGGAAACATCGCTACTTGAACAGTTGAAGCATTAAGAACAGCGGAACGGTACTGTTCCCAGGTAGCTAATGGCGTAGACTGTCCACGAATACCACTTCCACTCATAGTTGTAGGAGTAGTACTCGACGGTTCATCGGTTACATAGCTAATACGGTAACCTCTGTTGGAAAGCTTAGCCGCAAGCTCTGTAGGGGTAGAATGCCCATCTCCGGCAAAAGTGCTATGGATATGCAACTCAGCTGGCGTCCAAATCGGATTGGTGGCCAGCGGTTCCACGTCTGCAATAAGAACTTCTCCTTCCCAAACAGTTTGAACCTGTTCACGTTTTACCGCAAGCCTTACTTTAAAATGACCATCGGCAACGACTTGAAAAGGCAAATCGGCTACGTTCAGAACCAAACTAGCAGAATCGAATACACTAGGACTGATATCTTGCAACCGTTTACCGACTCTCATCACGCGACCGTGGAGTTCTCTATAATCACGTTCTTCGGATTCAGAAAAAGCCAGCTGTTTATCATTTCTGACTCTCAGTATCGCTGCCCGTCTGCGGTAGTTATCCCACTTTCTAAATGCATTGCCGCTGATTTCGTTGTCTAGACGATGAACAGTCAAGGTTCTTTGCGCCTCCGGGACAAGAGGAAGCAGGTCGTGCCCGTCAATACTAAACTCGACCAATCGAGCCGTTCTTGCTCCCGGGCCAAAACTAGTTAACGTCAGAGGAAATTCCCATTGGACGGCATCAAGGTCGTATGTCTGCACATCAGACCCAAGCACTATGATCTCCGGCTGAACATCATTCGGTGTGGAAAAAACAAACCCCGCCAGTGAAAATACCAACAACAAACAACACAGCGTCGCAAGCACCGGACGTTTTCTAACCACATTCGTCAATTTTTGGTTTTTTCCTGCCAACATGGGAAGATCACTCTCCTCAATATTTGTTTCAGCAACTATCGCCGACTCGCGACATCCCTCCTTGCAATTTTTGGCAATAGCTACCATATTTGCATTATAGCGCCCCCCCCCCGCTTGTCAATCCAAATTTTGTTAATTCTGAACAATTTTACAATTCAAGAAGAGATGTCCAGGCATAAAACTGTTGATTACAAAAGGGCATCGAAAATACAGCCCTGTAAGCCTCTCTTGTGCCTAAGTCAGTTTATGCTCTGAACTCCGTGCCACCTTTAAACTCAAACATCATCCTCCCGTCCGGCATTACCTTAACCTTCTCGACCGCCACCGCCCATAGCTTTTCATCGAATTCCACCAAAACCAGCGCACACGATTCAATGCCCCTGACAAAACCCTCAAGCATCAGGAATTTGTTCTGTCGCTCACGTTTCATTGCCTCCAGTTCAAAAGTCCGCTGCGTTGCTTTGCGATGCCGCTCCAGATAGCTGTTGTTGCGCTCACTCCACTCATCCTGGCTTACAGGAACCATCGCGTTCTCGTAGATTGCCTTTTTTGACAGTTCGGTGACCACCTCGATTTCCCGCTTAATCTCCTCAAGTTCAGCATCAATTTCCGAACAGTCACATATTACCTGCTGGGCGAGGCGGCAGTTGGCGATTAGTTCCTCTCGGTCGCCCATCAGCGTGTTGAACGCCGCCAGAAATCGCTGTTTCACATCGTCCTCAGTTACGTGTGGCGTTTCGCACTTCTTGCCGCCCTTGTATTTTTCATTGCAGCGCCAGATTACCCGGCGGTATTTGGTGTTTGAACCCCAGACCTTGGAGCCGTAAAAACCACCGCAATCACCGCAGACTATTTTTGCCGAGAACGGGCTGCCGCAGCCGGATGGCCTGCCAAGACCCTTGCGCCGCTCAATTTCCGCCTGCACTGCGTCGAATTCGTCAGGCTCGATAATGCCGGGGTGGCTGTTCTGGACATAATACTGCGGAACCTCGCCCTCATTAGCCTTTTGCGTCTTATTCAAGAAATCCACTGTGAATTTTTTCTGGAGAAGCGCATCGCCCTTGTATTTCTCATTGGTTAAAATGCTTTTCACCGTAGCGACCTGCCACGCCTTTTTCCCTGCCGGCGATGGAATACCTTGACCGGCAAGCTGCTTTGCAATCGCAGAGGGTGTTTTGCCCTCAATAAAAAGCCGAAATATCCTGCGCACAATCAGAGCTTCGGATTCCACAATCCTCGGCAGCCCGTCCTCGCCCTTCTCAAACCCGAGGAATTGTCCGTAGGGCAGGCTGACCTTGCCGTCCGCCATGCGCTTGCGCTGCCCCCATGTGACATTCTCAGAAATTGAGCGGCTTTCCTCCTGCGCCAGGCTGGACATTATCGTGACGAGCAGTTCGCCCTTGCTGTCCATCGTGTAGATGTTTTCCTTCTCAAAATAAACCTCCACGCCCTTTTCCTTAAGCTGGCGCACCGTCACCAGGCTGTCCACCGTATTCCGCGCAAAACGGCTGACCGATTTTGTGACGATTAAATCAATCTGCCCGTCCAAAGCATCGGCAACCATCTGCCTAAAACCGTCGCGTTTTTTCGTATTCGTAGCGCTGATACCCTCATCGGTGTAGACCCGTACAAACTCCCAGTCGGCGCGTTCCTTGATGTACTTAGTATAATAGTCCACCTGCGCCTCGTAACTGGTCAGCTGCTCTTCACTGTCGGTGGAAACTCTGGCGTAAGCCGCAGTTCTTCGCTTGGCAGACAGCGGCGCGCCATGGGCGGAGTGCTGGCGGATGCTTGCCGGAATAACCCTTACGCTTGACGCCATCTTACTGCCTCCCTTTTCGCTTTTTCTCGTGCCGCTTGGCGCATCTCAATCGTCCAGCTAACGCGGCGCGACCTGTCCTGCCAGACCTTTTCTACAGCATGGCCGTCGCTGAACACAAAGAGCAGCGTGTTAAACTCCGGCACCATAATTTCCACAATTCTTTCTTTGAAGATATCGGCATCAAACTCGTCAAGACCGAGCACCTCTGTGCCCGTCATATAAAGCACCGCTTCCGGTATTTGCTTAGCGGGGCAGGCGGCCTTACCCTCTTGTAGATAGGTGGCACACTGCCAGGCGGCTTTTCCGGCTGTGACTTTCCGCTTATACTTCTTGCCACAGTTTCCGCACCGGATAATCCCGCTGAACGCATAGCGCTTGGCGCTAGTGTCCTTTGTGCTGTAACGCCCGCGCCGCTCTTCCATGACTGCCTGCGCTTTTTCAAAGATTGCCATGTCAATAATGGCAGGGTGAGTACCTTCCGCGAAATATTGCGGCAATTTACCATCATTTCTAACCAGCTTTTTTGTCAAATGGTCAGCTACATACTTTTTCTGTAACAGTGCGTTACCGGTATATTTTTCATTTTTGAGGATAGCGATCACGCGCTCAGCATCCCAAGCACCGCCGCGCACTGTGGCCACGTTCATTTCCTTTAGCTTCTTTGCAATCCTGCCGCCGCCCATGCCGCCGATATAGTCCTTAAAAATCATGCGGACAACCGCCGCTTGCTCTGGATCGATTGCTATTTCCCCTTTTACGATATGGTAGCCAAACATGAACTTAAGTCCAGCCAATTCCCCATTTTCAAACTGTTTGCGGATACGCCATTTGCAGTTCTCACTTGCAGAGAGGCTTTCTTCCTGCGCATAGGACGCGAGGATGGTCAGCATAAGCTCACCGTCACCGCTCATGGAGTGGATGTTCTGCTCCTCAAAATAGACATCAACACCAAGCAGTTTTAGTTCCCGTACAGTTTCAAGCAGCGTAACGGTATTTCTGGCAAAGCGTGAAATCGACTTGGTGATGATCATGTCAACCTTGTTCTCTCTGCAGGCAGCGAGCATACGCTGGAAGCCAGGGCGGCTCTCTTTTGTCCCCGTCAACGCTTCATCGGCGTAGACTCCGGCATATTCCAAGTCCGGCCGCCTCTGAATCAGGCTGCTGTAGTAGCTGACTTGGGCAGCAAGGGAGTGGAGCATTGACTCCTTGCCGCTTGATACCCGCGCGTAGGCGGCAACCCTCTGTCTTTTTGCAAGTGACGGCACCGATTGGGCTGTTTTTGTGATGATTCGCTCCATAAATGGCCTCCTTTCCGTTTATAACATATTCGCTCTAAACGCCCGTAATATCAAGTACTTTCAGCGATATATGCTACACGGAGACAGGCCGTATTTACAGGCTATTGCCGCATCGATTCTTGTCAGTTCTTCCTCGGTGATGACGCCACCGGCAAGCCATTTTCTAAAGACGGCCATTGCCGTCCTGTAGTGGATGATTGCCTGTTCTTTACTCACGCGGCACCGCCAAGGTTATTCCGGCGGCAGAAGGATTTAAACGTATTTTCTGAAATGCCAAGCGCCGCCGCTATCATCGAATAACCAGAGCCCTCGCTACGCATTTGCGTGATTTGTTTTTTTTGCAGATACTTCATTCGATTGCCTCCTTCAAAGGCGAGTATGCCTTCGCTTTAAACCACCGGGGAAGACAAAATCGGTGCAAGAAAATATGACCCGCAGCACGAAGGAAAACTTCGCGCTATGGGTCATGCTTGTAATACCTTCCGACTACTTTGGAATTTTAAGTTTCTGCCCCGGAACTAAAGTATCTGATGCCAGCGCGTTCAGAGACCTGATTTCGTGATGCCGCGCGCCGCTGCCAAGAGTGGCCACCGCAATCTTCCAGAGCGTATCGCCCTTTACCACGGTGTAGAGCTCGAAAGCCTGGGCAACACTCTCTGCTAGTGCTTTCCTCACCTCTACACGAAAAGAATCCATGCTCTCGCTGTGGCGCACAAACCAGTGCGACACATCGGCATGATTGCTGGCGATTCCCAAGCGGTGTCCCTCTGAATGGCTAATAATGTTTTGTTCAGTCAAGCCATAAAGCTTGCAGAGATACACGCATAACTCCACCGCCTCGCTATAGACCTTCTTGAAATAGTCAGCCCCCATCAGGTTATCCTCGCAAATTTCAACTGAGATGTGCGTGTCGTTGCCAGAGCCTCTTGCCCCTCTGCCACAGTGCCAGCCGCGATGGTTCCAAGGCAGCGTCTGGTAGGTGGCAATCGAGCCGTCAGCCAGCTTCCCGATAAAGGCGTGGACGCAGACCTGCCTGCCCCCCGGCCTGTCCTGATTCCAGTGGTTGTTATGCCGGTTCCTGCCCAAAAACCCGTCGTCAGGCCCGACGTAGCGCCGTAGCCATGGGTTATTCGCCCCGGTGGAGTGGATCATTATAGCTTGCGGCGTAATAGTTCTGCCTGCTTTGAAGCAGGCGTTGTTTGTGAGTATCAGCGTGCGCAGGTTCATCTCAATTCCTCCTCGTTTAATTGCTTCAGAACTGCTTTGAGTTTTTGAGGAAGCGGCAGTCCGATATGCGCAGCGTTTTCTAATATCGAAAGACCCTCGTTGCTCATATAAAAGAAAATCACCGCCGTCCTGATTGCACTGCCATCACCCAAGATCTGAGAATCGAGTATATGCCCAAGGCCAACCAGCGCAAAAATAACCACCTTTTTAAAGATGCCTTTTGCACCAATTTCACTTGAGAGCCGCTTGTCTATGACGGCACACATCAGGCCTGTCAGATAATCGATCGCCACAAAGATAATTAAGGTATAAAGAAAACCGTCCAGCCCGCCGAGAAACCAGCCGAGAAAGGCACCGATGGCGGCAAACGCCGCCTGCACTGTGTTCCAGATAGATTTCAAACTTATCCCTCCGTTTCCAAAAGTATAAAAAAGAACGCCTGCCGTCTGCGCGGCAAAGCGCCCTAAGAACTATGTTGATTTTAAGTAAAGACACGCATGCCTTTGCCACTTTCCGGTTTAACCGCCCTGTCAATCAAATCTCTGATGTTTAAGCGTCCTTTTTCAGCGCCGCTGTCTACCGTAAATTCAGTCATAAAGCCATTCTTGCTAAAAGTATGCCTTAGAGTCGTAACTATGCCAAGAATCTGAGTTCCGTCATCTGATACAATCCTTGCTTCATCACCAACCAAAAGGTGCGGACGTATAGGTCCAACAAACGTTTCGACAACACCCGCCTCGGAGAGCCTTGCTGCAATGCCGTCTATGATAGCCTGAACCTCGGCACTATCAGAATTATCCGGAAACTGGATATGCAGCGTCTTTTGCGGAGCCAGTATCCACAACTGCAGAACCGTAACAGGCGAATACAGATAAATCATGCCGGTTGCGGTATTAAACCGCCCGCACACTTTTGCATATATCCCCTCATCGTCTCGTGCAATGTCACGGCTCCAGACGTCTTTGCCCCTCTCAAACGTGTACGCGCCAGTTACTTGGACAGGAGGGTATGAAACAGCCGAACCAACTATAATCTGACCTTCCATCGTTTCTAGCATAACCCAGTTTAACGAAGCTTTAATCAGCTCGTTTAATGCGTCTAGCACCCCTGTTTCAGGTGTAAACACTATCCCAAATTTCCACGCGTTCGGATCAGTCGTCGATTGCACGTCATAATTTTCAATACCGGCATCTTTTAATAATTTGACCACGTTAAGATAGTATGTCTGGAAGGGAAATGCGTGATTTTCGTTTAGCGACTGGTCGCGCAAGAGCTTGCCGCTGATGCTGCGCCCCTCCACCGTTACATGGTTTTTTGCAGTGCCCATATTTACCCGGTCCACATATTGTACACCCATCGGATACTCTTCGCTCTCTCCTAGCTTCAAAAACATCTCAACCTTCATCCCAGGCGATATTCTTGTGGCTTGCTCGCCTGCAAGGAGTTGCTTTGGGTTTTCCAAACTCATGCTAAATGATGCAATCGGTGAACCTTGAGTCAACTCGATTGTGCATTCATTAAGGTACCTGCTAAAATCTGTCTTAGCGTCCCAGATTGCAAAGCGCTGCCGTTCACGCGACAAAACCACATCATCCTTTGTAACTTCGCCCTGATGCCATGCACCAAATATGCCGACACGCGGTACACTTTTAATTCGCAAAAGCGACATATTCTTGTCTGCTGTCCCTATAAACGCCTCACCAAACGCCGGCGTGCTCCAGTCCACATTTCCGGCTCCCGGTTTCCACTGCCTTGCACGCAGGCGGCCGGAAGCAAGATCAAAGAGGTACACGCTGTTATCGTCAAGGTGAACTGCGGCAGGCTCTGCGCCTTGACCCAAATTTGCCAGATGTTCAAATACCAGCTCCATCTTCTGCCTCCTTTAGAGCGGCGTGCCATACTGGATGCTAAATCCCACATCGATAACAAACTGGTCTGTCTTATGCACTCCGTCAACAATATAATCTGCTGTAATGCTTGTTCCTGCCGGCGGCGCCGTGTCAAAGCGTATTAGTGTAGTTCTTGCGGCGGTGTCATAAATTCTGATGTCAGTAGCACTCCAACCTGAGGACACAGCAGCCGTTGACCCATCAGCAGAAAGCGCAACAAAACTTCCGCCAGTATATGGAGAAACCACAGGAGCAGGTCGCCTGACCCATGCAGAGCCGCTCCAGTCATATAGCAACATAGTAACCGCCACAACAAGTATTGACCCATCAGCAGAAAGCGCGACACGCGAGCCGTGAACAGGCAATACCGCAGGGTTTGGCCGCCTGACCCAAGCAGAGCCGCTCCAATCATATGTCGAGAGAAAAGGCGAAACGTCATGCCCAACAGCAAGTACTGACCCATCAGAGGAGAGCGCCGCGCCAATGCCAGTACCTGTAGGTAATACCGCAGGATTTGGACGTCTAATCCAAGCAGAGCCGCTCCAATCGTAGGTTGAAATGAATGGCGTAGTATTATGCGCCACAGCAAGTACCCTGCCATCAGCAGAAAGTGCGACACCGTTGCCGGCACCGGAAGGCAATACCGCAGGGTTAGGTCGCCTGACCCAAGCAGAACCGCTCCAATCATAGGTAGACGTAAAGGGTGAGCCGCCATGCGCCACAGCAAATACCGTACCATCAACTGAGAGCGCCAGCCCTAAGCAATCGCCTCCAGGCAATACCGCAGGGTTAGGGCGTCTAATCCAGGCTGAACCGCTCCAGTCGTAGGTTGAAATATGAGGCGAGCTAAAATGCCCAACGGCAAGTACCCTGCCATCAGCAGAAAGGGCAACGCTTCGCCCGTCCCCCGCTGGAAGTATGGCAGGGTCAGGGCGTCTAACCCATACTAGGCCGACGCGGTCATGTGTGATCACAACAGGGTTGAATGCAGTCGCATAGGCAAAGAGTGTGCCATCAGCAGAAAGAGCGACACCATTAATATGTGGCCACGCCTGCGAAAACATGCTGAACCAGAAATTCCCACCCGAACCTACCAATGTCCGAGTATAGGCCGTCGTGGACAGGTCATTTAGCTTCAGAGCTATTGACGCCTGCCGTATGTTTCTTGAAGGCAATACAAAATCCCGCGTCACACCGTCGCCGTTACCCACCGGGACATTGACGTAGAGTTGCCCAGTAAATACGGTTGCCAAAGGTAGCCTTGCCCTGAATACGTTGCTAAAAGTAAACTCTGCAACATGCCCGTTTCCAACGGTTATGCCAAACCTCATTATCCCTGTCGTTCGGCGTCTGTTTGCGGTGTCTGCCGTCCACGTTGCTGCAGCTGTACTTCCAAGCGCCGGCTGTGAGCCTAGCCCTGTCATTTGAGTGGAGCCTGCGCCAACAGCCTCGCCAAGTGAAAACGCGCCGCTTGGTGCTGCCGCCCCGCCAATCAAATAATTCACAAGGCCGTTGCCATTTGGAATATTTATATAGACAACATCAGCGGGCGCGCTAAATGTAACAAAGATAGTCGCAAAAAGCGTGACAACATCTAAGCTTGTTTTAAGGATTGTGATAGGATTGCCGGCCGCGTCCTCAAGTTGTGCATGGGTAACAAGGTTTGTCGTTCCCGAACCGAAAGCCACGCCTACTTCTGAGAGATTCGCGCCGACAAATTCCTCAGGGTTGAGCACGACCCTGCGGCGCCACGAGGAGTTTGGCACAGCTCTTACAAGCGTATCGTCAACCGCCGCTTTAGTCCCAAGGTGTGTAAATAGGCTTGTGCGAGCAGGCGCCAGAACACCCGTGCCTGTGCCAAAATGAATATTGACAAAGTATGCGCTGCCGGTACATAGCCGTGTCCACATCTGATCTAGCACAATATTATATGCTGAGGCTTTTTGTTTTAATTCCCCTGTTTTAGCATCCCTAACTTCAAAATCAAAACGATTATGCAGTGTAACCGCAGCTTCTACCTTCATATTTGCCCTCCTTAAAGCGGATTGCCGCCGACTCTTGTGACAACAAATGATATGTGGCTGACACTTGCCGATATATTTTCATCTGTAAATGTATTGCGGTAGAACACTTGCAGAACGCTAAAACTCATATGTGTTAAATCGGCAGCCAGACGATCACTTGCAAAGCCTCTTGGCGGTTCAATTGCTGCTGTAAATGTTCTCTCAAACGATGCCACATTAAACTCGCAGCCTTCATTGTTGCTTGTCAGCGCACTTGGAATTCCATCTGATGCACCGCTAGTAAACGTAACAACCATATCATTTTTGGCTGCACCCATGTGCGCCATGTTAAGGTATAACTCTGTCTGGTCAGCACCGGCCGAGGTCGAAAGGACCGCAAAAGAGACGCCTAAGGCATCTCTTACAGTGAATCTGTCTCTTAGCGTAGCGCTCGCCAAATTCTGCGAGAGCGCATGGCTGAACTTAATGAGAATCCGCCAAACATTCAATTCGTTTGAGATTGACAGCACGCTTGGAGTAATCGGGCGGCAAACCAAGACGCCCATACTGCCAATAGCGGCTGTAACCCGTTCGCTTGTGTTGGCGTTGTGCTGGCGTATCGGGATAACTTCAAAAGATATGTTGCTTAAACCGGTGGTCACCAAATCAGGGAAGATGCTCATGCCGGCGTAATTGCGCTCTGTCAACCTCCACTGCATCATTCCGTTGACCGTTGTCAGAAACCCAACCCTAAAGTCATTTGTCCGAAAGAGCGCAATGTCTGTCGCTGTCGCTGTAATTGCGGCAACCCGGCGCTCGACCTCCCAAATTCTTGTGCCGTCAGGCTGGTGGCAGTACGCCCTGTAGTACACAAGACCATCGGTTTTGATATAGCCTGCAATCAACCCTTGGTCGTTGTGGTGCTCCCGCGTTACAGGCAACCACCCTCTGATTGTGCTTATTTTCGATACACCGGATGCAAGCATAATCGGGGTCTCCTGCCAGTAGCGGGCGAACAAGGCACCGCCCTGCACATAGAAAATCCAAGGCACATCTTCTGTCACAAAGTCAAAGCGCCTCGACTTAAAGTCTCTATCCCAAAAGCCGTCAAATTCTATAGCAACCGATGTGACATTTGCCGCTACGCTAAATTCATCCAACCAAGGTGTTAATTCGTCATATGGCAGATGTTTTGACTTAACGGTCGCCAAACCATCATCCACGCAAACTGCATAGGCTTCATGTGGGGCAGTGCCTACTGCAAGACGCTTTAGAGTAACGTCTATAGCTTGCAGCGTCTCGCTTTTTTGGAGTGTATGCACAAGAAACAATTCAGTAGTCAAGCCACGGCTAAAATATGCCTTTAGCTCCGGCTGTGCATTGTTATAGAGCGTCTTTTGCCTTGATTGGATCTTTGCTAACAACTCCTGGCTAATCTCTCTCACATACTCACCACCTCAAACTACCGGCTGAAAACATCGCACTAAAATTTTGGCGGTAAAAATGCCGCTAATTCTGTTTACTTTTTCCCAGCTAGGAGCCTCTGCAATGAGTCCCACCCATATGTCAGTGCCATCGCTCACATTGACCGGCTCGCCTGTTGCTTGGCACCTGTCGATAAGCTCTTTGCCTGCCTTGTCTACCCATAAGTCAACGTCAATAACCTCTGTTGCGCTACCGATTGTCTGGACATGAGGCAGACCGTCTAGCGTGGTATGCCAAATCTGGCGCGCATCAAAGCGGCGGAGTGTCTTTACGTAGCGTGTGATAAGCGTCTCGTCAATCGTCCATATTCCAACCGGCATACCATCACCTCCTGTTGCTTCTGCGCAGCTCGTCCATGACTACATCAAGTGCGCCGATAAATTCACCCTGATTATTTACGCCACGAATTGTGATTTCGCCTGCATGCACATGACTGATTTGCGACTTTGCAGCGCCTGCTGCACCAAAACTTGTCGGCACAGCACTTTGCATATCGTGGCCCACGCGAGCCATTGCCTGCTCGAAGCCCACGCCGATGCCGGCCGCCATATCACTGCCAAGGCCGGCAAAGAGCAAAGATGGACTCCTGATGCCAAAGAAGCTCTTAATGCCGCCAACTATTCCGTCCATAAAGCCTGCGATCTGCCTTCTGATCCAAGCACCCATATCTGAGATCCCCTGCCACAAGCCTCTGATTAGCTCGCCGCCTACGCGCGCCATCTGCCAAGTTGAGCCGGAGAAGGCGCTGACAAGCCTTGACATAATTTGTGGCACCGCCCTGACTATGCCTGCGATACTTGTCGGCAAGTCCCTGACAAGCGCTGTTAGCAAATGCACGCCTGCTTGCGCAAGCTGTGGAGCGCTGCCAATAATGCCGCCCACAAGCGCTGTGATAATCTGCGGGATGGCAGCTACGATTGCCGCAATAATTTGTGGTATCGCGCCAATCAGCGCCACAAAAAGCAAAATGCCGGCCTCGATTATTTGGGGCGTAGCTGTGATGAGAAAAGATACTATGGCATCTATGATTTTTGGTAGTGCAGCCACAAGTACGGGCAGAGCAGTTACCAGTCCCTGCGCCAAGCCTAAAACAATCTGGAGCGCTGCGTCGAGCACAAGCGGCAGATTCTTTATCAGCGTCTGTGCAACAAGACCAACAGCTTGCACAATCGCAGGAATTAGTCGGGGCAGCGCATCGCCAATGCCGCCGGCAAGCGTGGCGATCATTTTTACTGCTGCCTCGACAAGTGCCGGCAGCGTATCGATAATACCGTCCACAAGAGCAAGCATAAGCCGGAGCGCCCCATCAGCCAGCCCGGGAAGGGCACTAACTAGCCCCTGCAGCAGCGTCATGATTATTTGCGATGCAGCATCTACCAGCACAGATAAATTATCCGTAATCGCCCCGCCGATGGACATGACGATATCCATGCCAAGCTGGACTAGATCAGGTACCGTTGCCATGATAGTATCGACAATGCCGCCGACTGTATCGCCCACAACCTCGCTGATTTTCGACCAGTCGCCGCCAGCTTCGTTTAAGCCTCGCGTAAACTCGCCAAGTAGACCAACACCATCACCGGCAAGCACTTGCAGCTGCGGCAACAGCACCATGCCAAGCGCGTTTCTTGCAGCGCCGGCGCCTGCGGTGAGCCGTTGGACGGTATCGTCAAACGCGCCAAGGCTAGAGAGTGCATCTTCACTCATCACTGCACCCATCTGCTTTGCTTCTTCGGTAAGTTTTGCAATACCCTCAGAGCCCTGCGCGATAAGCGGATTTAGATCAAGTGCCGATTTGCCAAATAGCTGCATGGAGATGGCGTTGCGCTCCGTCTCGTCTTGTACTCGCCCAAGCGCGTCGATAGTCTCCCAGTAGACCGTTTCGGCATCGCGAAGATTGCCGTTTGAATCCGTCACCGAGATGCCAAGAGCATCATAGGCCCCGGCTTGTAATTTCACCCCTCTGCGCGCTGCATCCATCGCCCGCACGTTTCTTGCCATACTGCCGGTCAGCGTTTCAAGCGGTACGTCTACAAGTTCGGCAGCATATCTATATGCTTGAAGGGCATCTGTGCTCATGCCGGTGACTGTGGCTGCAGCCAGTATTTCATCTGCATACTGCGAGGCTGTTGCGGTTGTTCCGACCAGTGCTCTGCCGGCCGCAGCAGCAGCAACGCCAACAGCTACAAAAGCTGCGCCCATCGCCACTCCTACGCCTTTTAGGACACCGCCTAGTTTGCTAAACTTGGATGTAGCCTCGACAGCGTCCTTGCCTGTTCTGTCAAGCTCATCGCCGAGTTGTTCAGTTTGTGTTTCCAGATCGTTTGTTTCTCTTGACGCTTCTTCCAGAGCGTTGTTTGTGTCCCTTAGTTCACGCTCCATACCAAGGAGCGCAGCGTTTGCCTTGTTTAGCTGTATCTGCCATTCTTGTGTGCGCTTATCGTTTTTTCCAAAGGAGGCGGCAGCGTTCTCAAGTGCAGCGCGGAGAACATCCGTCTTTTTCCTCTGTTCGTCCATCTCCCTGCCAAGCACTTCTTTGCGTGCAGTTAGCGCCTCAACCGACTTGTCGTTCTTGTCAAATTGGGCCGAAACAAGCTCCATCTCGCTGCCAAGGACCTTGAACGAACGGTTGATGTCACGCAGAGCGTTCTTGAACTCCTTTTGTCCCTCAACCCCTATCCTCAGCCCGAAATCTGAATATCCCATATGTTTAGTTATCCTCCTTTCTTCCGAAGTGTATTTTAAATCCAAGTAGTTCTAAGATAAATCTGACACGCAGCTACCCCCCCCTGCAAAATTTTCAAAGGCAATTGTATTTTAACGTTGTTTGGCATATACTGGTGGTAGGCTAAATAGGGATTGCCCTACTTTTGAAAATTCAAGGAGGTTTTAGTATGAGTGTCCCTATAGTTGATAATGCCAAGGTAATGGCCAAAGGCCAAATTACGCTCCCAAAGGATATCCGTTCCAAGCTTCGCCTTTCCACTGGAGACCGTGTCACCCT